ACTGGCCTATTTCGTCATAAGACGATCCGGTCATAGATGCTACACCTGAAATTGCTCTAAGGGATCCTTTCATACTATCCCCTATTTCAATTCCTGAAGTAACTAACTGAGCAGCTACTCTAGCTGCAGCATCAAGACCATAAGCAGTATCTTTAACACCATAATCGATGTCTTCTTTTATCTGATCCCAAGTAACGCCAAGTCCTTCTAATTGGAATTTGGCTTTCTCAATATTCATGGCTCTTGTTAAACCACCCTGAGAAATCATTCCAGATATAGAACTTGTTATCCTGGCTACACCAGATATCATTTCATTAGTAATCCTAGAAACTACAGTAGCTCCTACTAACCCAAGATTACTAAATCTGTTTTTTATTGTTTCTATTGAATCCGTTAAACCACTAAAATCTAAATTATCCAGCTGTTTAGCGAATGTTGTTAATGCTTCTTTACTTTCTTCAAATTTAAGAGCTTGTTTGAGTTTGTCTATCGTAGACATACTCTCTTTAACGTTCTTCTCAAAGTTGGAGTTGTCAAATTGCATTTCTACAACGTTACGTTCAACTACATTGCTCATAATCTGACTTCCTCCCAAGCTTCTTTAGCAAGTTTCTCGAATATGGGTCTCATGGCTGGATTAATGTAATCTATACCTTTAACGTATCCGCCGCTTTTCGTTCCATGGCCATATTGTAGAATAACTGCTATGTTGACTCCGTTGTTAACATTAGAATTGCTCCATGTTATACTAACCGAGTCATTTGATTTTCTTATACTATAGGACCAAGACTCAGAAGTTTTTCCTGTGTCTTTTGGTGTTGCTTCTCTAAGGGCTTGCACTCCTGCTTCACCATACTGTGAAAAATTTGCATTCTGCAATGCTTTGCTAATTCTATCAAAATATTTAGTTGTTTTAGTAAAACTTCCAGATCTAAAATTGATTCCCATAGTATTTATCCTTTAGAATGTGCTTTTGCTCTACGAGCAGCATTCAAAGCCTTATTATTGTTATATATCTCGTTCCTAGGCATTTTCTTTGGCTTCTCATTCTTAGCGTTGCATACTCCTATAAGACAAAGTAATCTATTAAGATGCCATTTTTCACATTCAAAAGGAATGTTATAGTTTGTCATCCAATAATAAATTAGTTCACTGGTTACTATTTCTTGTTTACCAGGTTTATGCTCTGTTTTTATAGTAGTAGCAGTCATAGGATCATCTATATACTCTTGAACTTGATCGATTACTTCGTTTGGTAAAAAAGTATAAACTAATGGATTAACATTTTGTGTAATTGTCATTAGTCTAATGTAATCGATTGTTTCTTCATGAGTTTTAGGTTCCTTAGATAAGAAAGGCTTTTTCCATTTTGCCTCCCATTTTGAAACTGAGACCAATGAATGCTCTAATCTAAGATGCTGCTCATTAATTTTTATGAATTCCTGCTTCTCATCATCAAAATATTCAGCTTCTTTTATCGTTAATGGCAACATTCGTCAGTCTCCATAGATTTATCTCTTATCAACCGGATACGGTTTGGGTTTTTCTTCGATCTTTGGAATAATAGCGTTTACAAATGCTGCAGCCGAATCTGCATTGGTGCAGAGTTCCGTATAAAGATCTGAGTATGCCTCTGTGGAAACAAATTCATCTGTCAACTCCTGACTCTTTATAAATCTCTTTCCATCGTCAGACTTAACACCATAAGCTTTAAGTATGATCTTCTTAAAGATTGAAGCTAATTCCGGAACATCTTTTGCATTTATTATTCTCTGAAGGAAATTCTCAAGTCCTCCTGAAATCCCAAGTTCCATTTCAAGAATTTCCGCTTTACTAAGATTAAAATAGAAATCTTCTGTTCTCTCATTTCCATCATAATCTGTATAAGTCATAGTTTTCTTTAACATTTTATCTCCTTTCGAAAAACAAAGAGGGCCAGAAATATATCCAGCCCTCATATAATTATTAAGCACTAAGAAGTGATATAACCTCATCGGGAAGAGGAAGTCTCGGAATCGGAGGATCAATCTCGTCCCAATTAGCAGAAGCCCAAGTACCAGTAGTATCAGCAACTTTACATTTATACAATTTATTTGTATGTATTGCGTAGTCACCTACACCATATGTCTTGGTTGCATCGTACTCGTCAGCTGTGATTCCATAAAGGATTTCTTCAAGAGCTTTAAGCTTATCAGCGTTTACCTTTGTAGAATTTATGATCAGAGTTGCTGTAGGTTTAGAACCTGTTACATTAACAGGAGTAGTTGTAAGTTCCCAAGAGAACTCGTTAAGATCAGGGCTATCATTTACAGTGTTGTATGTCTTCTCTGAAGGAGATGCCATAGCACCATAAACGAGATGCAGCTTATATCCATAATTATTATTCTGTGTATCATTACCAAGAATAGTTCTGTATGAAAGACCGAATACCTTTCTATCCTGCTGTCCAATATATACACCTGGAGCTACTTCTTTTGATCCATCACATTCTTCCCATTCATCCGGATACATGTAAGCACCAACTGATGCTCCAAATTCCTCAGCAGAGAAGAGGTTAGCATATTTAATATTATCTGCATAGAAAGCATTAGCTTCTGCACCGGAAGGATTCTCAGATATGTTTGTGATACCATTCCATGCTACGCCAGGTCCATAATATGCAGGAGTTGCTACTGTGTTATACGGATAAAGTACAGCACGGTCTACACCAGTTTCGTATAACTTTTCGCCTGATTTGTCCCATTCTAAAGGACGTAATGCTGTAAGAGTAGGCATAGTTATTTCCTCCTATATATAAATAGTGAATACATAATGATATAAACCATCATTAATAAAAGACCTATTAAAACTACACATAGGTAATTCTAATAAAGCCTTTCCGATGGTTTCGTCTGGCAATTTTGTAATAAGCGTTATGTTATACTGATCGCTTATATGATGCTTGCCATTGCTTGCGTGTATTAAGTTGTAATTTCCGAGTTCATATATGATACAAGGATACTTAAGTTTTAAACTTTCTGGAGGTTGAAAGTATACTTCGTTAGAACCTAATATGGTACGAAGAGCTTTCTTGAGGTCTTCACGATTAACTAAATCAACCATTGTATATACCTCCAATAGATAGTATCAACCTGGGATATTGAACGGTAACTGTAGAAACGTCCCATTTTTCTCCCATGAACTCAATATAGATAATATCCATGAAATGGTCTCTAGCAAACGGATCTGATACTATACTGATTTCAGTATTAATATCTTTGTCGTCATTTTTATGACCAGATGTTTTCCATTGAGAATTCAATCTTGTTTCTTCGCCATAGTAAGGACGCTCTACGATTTTATGTATCATAATATCGCTGTCGTCTTCCATTGGAACTGTTGTGTTGAATCCTACTTTACCAAACCATTTCATAATATTACCCTCATTTTGAATTAAGAAGAAGCCTTAGCAGTCCATTCAACTCCTGTGATAGCTGCAGGTGATCCAGCAAGAGCTGCTGTCGTAACCTTATTACCATCAAGTGCGATCGGAACAAGAAGTACTTCACCTTCCTGAACAAGAAGCATGCCTTTCTTGAAAGCATCTTCAACTACGGCCTGTTCAACCTGCTTTGTCTTCTCTGCTGTTGTATAAAGTTTATGATCTGATGTTTTGCCATATACGATGACATTTCTTACGTGCTGATCATTAGCATCTTCAAAAATCTTACTCATACCTGTGATCCTCCTATAAATTATTCAGCTGCCTTAAGAACAATTGCTGAGAACGGCTTGATCAAGCAACCTGAACAACGTGTCTCGATCAGGTATTTCTGCTGGTTGTAATCAATATCGAAATCATCGAACATATTGATAGCACCACCCTTATCAGCACCAACATTGTAATCTCTAAGGTCAAGCATAACTGCATAAACGCCTGCAGGTACGATAGAAGCAGGAACCTTAACGATCTTATCTACACCCATAGCAAGAGCAAGATCACTCATATCTTTGTACATTCTATGTCCCTGAGTATCTTCAAGAAGCAGCATATCAGATACATCTGAAGCCTTCATGAATGCTGTAATATTACCAGATCCTTCATAATCATCCTGAGCCTTAACAGCACCTGTGATTATTGCATGGCCAAGACTTTCACCCTGAGCAGGTGTTACAGTCTTCTTAATGCAGTACAGATCTGCATCTTTCCATACCGGAATAATGTTCGTTTCGCTGATCTTATCTTCTGAGAGAGCTGATCTTCCATCACCATAGATGTAAGCTCTTGCAAGCTCTTCGTCCAACATCATTCTCATCTCGCCCTTAACCCAGGCAATGATATCAAAGTCTGTAATATCTACTACATCGTCACGATCAAATTTCTGTTTCTTATAAATGGTTGTAGGATCTACTACTCTCTTAAGCAGGCCGAATACCTCTTCCTTCTTAAGTTTACCTTTGAAGTAACCCTTAGCTCTTGCATCATCTTCGCGAAGATCTGCAAACATCATCTTAATTCTTGCGAAAGGTGTGTGATGTACACCATTCATAACAACATCAACCCATCCATCAGGCTGTCTCTTTATGAACTTGGGAGCTCCATTGCCGTCTATGTTCTTATACTCAGGCATCAACCAATCAATATTGTCAACACCATATTCGGCTGCATGCTGCAAGAATGACTCTTTCATAGATCCACATCTCTTAGCATCTCCGATTACTTCTCCCTGGAATTCTGCATGAGCAAGGAAATTGTCCTGCTCGTCGTAGTCAAATACGTTGTGCTTCATTTCGTCTTCTCCTTCGTCATCGTAATCATCGTCATCATAATCATCGTCGTCATCGTCAGCGCCACTATCTTCAATAGCCTGACCTATGAGACCATACATAACTTCTTTCTGTTCATCATTCATACTGTCTATAACATCCTGAACAGTTCTTTCTTTGTTTTCTGCTGCCATTTCATTCTCCTTTTCTTCCTTAGGCTGTTCTTCTTCAGGCTCCTCTGAATCATCTGAATGTGCGAGAACTACTATATCTTCATCTGTATAGATATTCGCAGATACACTATCATTGTCAGAATGTGCCATTACTTCTTCGATATAAGCCCCAGGATTAGCGCCTGCTAATACGAGACTTACTTCTCTGATGTCACCGTGAATTACATCACTCCCAAGCTGTTTCAATCTGTTAGCGAATATTGAGAGATTTGTAATATCTCCATGCCTTACGGATTCTTTAGCATCAAGTCCATTCTGAGTATCATTGAATTTTCCGTAAGCATACATACCTTCCGGACGCTCTTCAAGATCCACATAACCTAGCACATCAGAAACATTTTCATGACCATGATTCCAAACTAATGGAACTCTTGTATTATTCTGATGCGAAAATGAACCATGCTTAATCACTCTTCCGTCGGAACATCTACGATTATTCACAGTAGCCCAACCAGCGAAATCGTATTCTGCCAGATTTCTACTCATTTTGAATTTCCTCCTGTTGTTCCATTTCTGCCATTTCTTCGTCGCCACCAACTTCAGCTGTTCCGCTACCTTCACTAAATTCTGTATCCTGAATTGGCATATTCTTATTTCTAAGTTCATCTGCTCCAGGATCATCAGCCGGTTTAAGACCTATAATCTGTCTAAATTCATTAGCAGTCATAATCTCATTTCTTGTAAGCTTATCTGCTAATTCGGCCAAATCAGTAGCTGTAACTAACTTGAATGGTTCCCTAAAGAAAACAATAGACTGCCTTTGTGATCTAGCAGTCTTGGTTAGAAACTTTCGTCTCATTTCATCTACTACAGCAGAAAGAATAGGTTCTATGGTTCTTGAATAATAGTTATTCATAACCTTTTCATCAGCTGAACCTTCCATAACCTCTTTAGTGATACCTAACTGGCTATATAGCATACTCGTTAACTCAGTAATTTGATTAAGGAGTTGGTTCTCTAATGACCTATTAAGCTGCGTTATTCTTTCAGTTCCATCAGTATATGCTATTCCATATTTAGAACCTGAAAGTTGCATCTCAATATCTTTACGCCTTGATTCTGCTTGCTTTTTTCTAGCTTCTGATCTTATTACATAAGGAAGCTGTATAATTAAATCAAGCTTACCTGTGCTAGTCTGTTCATCGACATAGTCAAGCAAGCTTAACTTTTTCATTAATCGCTGCAATGTTGAATTTGGTTCATTCATTACAGCATAGAACGGATTTTCAATAATAGCTATTGAAGATTTTGGTAAGATTAATTCTTCTCTTTTTCCAGTTCTTTCATTGTAAACTTTTACTTTTACATACTGTGGATACCACTCTACTATCTTTCCAGTTCTCATAGTATAAATCTTCAAAGAATCATTTCTTATGATACTAGAAGATGTATCTGTTGGAACTATTGCCACGCATCCTTCGTCAAGCATAGAAAGTACTACATCTTGAATAAAAGCCCTTCCGGTTTGGTCTGTATTAGCCTCTATTGTAAAACATTGATTGAGTTCATCATTTATTTCTTCTATGAATCTATCATTATCATCCAATCTTACATGCTGAATCGATATAGCTGAACAATCCATTGAAATTCTATTAAGAACTGCTGTTACAATAGATCTTTCTTTTCCACTTGTCAGACGTGGTCTGTCAGGTCTAATAGAATTAGCTTGACCATAATGATATGGAGGTGTAGGATCTCTACCAGTAAAAGCGTTCCACGCATTACGAAATCTATCGTTTATTGTTGGCATTTAGGTTACCTCGTTTCTTAATATCTAACTCCATGCCTTCTATTAAAATCATTCATACGTTTACGGTAATCATCGGTCGGTCCATCAATTAATGCACCTGCAGGCATAGGCATCTTTTGATTTGAAACTATATAGTCTAATTTGGCTTTTTGTTTTGAATTAACTTCCTCCATGGTTTCTGGAAGTGGACGTTTTCTTTTAATCCCGTTACGTCTTTCCCATTCATTAATTCGTTTGTTTAATTCTAAATTACGATTATCCCATGCATCAAGCATTTCCTTTGCTTTTTTGTAGTCTTTATCAGAAACCTGGCCTTTCTTATAATCTTCTTCTAATAAAGAATGCCCGTGATACCTTGCAATATAATCTTTATAAGTTTTTTTTCGTTTATTCCATTGAGTAGCCCGTCTATCAAGATCTTTCATATATTTTGCTTTGCTATGACCATATTTCTTTTTAAAATCTTTATCTGACATAGAAGCAAGATCAGTCTTTTTTTTCTTATCTCTTGGAACATCCCAATCCCTAGCTCCATACCTAGCTCTACCTTCAGGTGTAAGTGTACCGTCAGGATTCTGATATCGCCTTACGCCCCATTTCTGACCTAAGATTCCATGATGAGCTAAAGAATCTTTATACATATATTCTGTGTACATAGTTGTTACCTCCTTTTATTCCAATATTTAGCATTATTTCTAGCCATTTTTGATACTAGCCTATCTGATGTATAAATATTTCCGCTTCTATTTTTATTCTTTATTTCACTAACTTTTTTATTGGAATTTTTCTTAACGATTTTCTTTGCTTTTTTGGATTTATATGTTTTCTTATTAATAGAGGTATCACCTTTATTAATAATTCGATCCATAGCTTTACCAGTATTATAAATAGCAGCTCCTCCAGCTACAGCAGCTACAGGTTTTCGAGTTGCTCTTTTTACACCTCTTACTAAATTAGGCATATTATTTGCTATCATTTGGGCTCTAGGGGAAGCTTTACTTAATGCTTTTCCTACTAATTTATATCCGCCTCTAGCATATAAATATTTTGCTCCTAGTCCAGCTGCAGCTAAACCGGCTCCTGTTGCTATTTTCTTTCCTGTCTCTGTCACTATGTATCTTTTGATGGCTTTCTTTTGATCTTTACTTAGATGCTTAAGATTCGTTTTTGTTTCATGATATTTACTCCTAATTTTATGACCTATTCCTTCACGACCACCATTCGATTTGTAAACACCACCATGTATTTTGGCTAGTCTTCTTTGTTCTCCTTCTGGGGTGTATCTACCATCATCATATTGATACCTGCGTACACCCCATTTCATTCCTTGAGTTCCATAATGACATAAGGAGTTCATATACATTAATTCTGTATAACACATAATCCCTCCTTATTTCTTCTTTATAGCATACTTATAAATATCTGATGCTAATTCTGCTCCATGTTTACCTTTTGTTATATGCGAAATTGCTTTCTTTCCGGCATATAAAGCACCTACTGTAGCAATTGCTGGTATAGTTCTTTTTCCGACATCTTTTAGTATTTCTTTAGCATATGTTCTTCCAGCATTAACTTCTCTTTCTGTTAATTCTCTTAACATTTTTTCATTTTGAAGACGCCTTACAGCTGCTGCCAATTCATCATCAGATAGAACTTGTCGATTTTTATTGTTTTTACGGATCTTCTTTACCGCATCTTTTCTAGCTTTCTTTTCAGCTTTACGCTCTGCTTTTCTAACTTGACGCTCCAACTTTTTACCGTATCGCTTCTTGCCTTCTTCCGTCCAAGTTCGATCTTCATTCTGAAAACGCCTTACGCCCCATTTCTGACCTCTAATACCAAAATGAGCTAGAGAATTCTTATACATATATTCTGTGTACATAATTGTTACCTCATTTTGAATTTCTATTCGAAATCCTCTTTATTTAATTTGTATGCGACGAAAGCATCCATCATAGCAGCTACGTTGTCTATCTTTTCGTCTTGTCTATTTTTGTAAAGTTTTCTATTTCCATTTGTGTCTTCAAGCGCTACACAGTTTCCCATTGCGAATGACATAAGTTTCTCGTCAAACAATAGCAATCTCTCTTCTGAAAGATGCTTAAGTTCTCCTAAAGGAACAGATTCTGTTTTAGCTCCCTGAATTACTTTCTCAACACCATACGGTCCATTCTCTGCAGTCCATCTTTCAATAAATTCTCTAGCATTATATGGATCAAATCCGAAAGATCTAACATCATACTGACAATTCTGTATATGTTGATCTAAATCATCGTAGACTTGCATCATATTAAGAACGGTACCATCGAATACAATGAGAGTACCTTCTTCCATAAATTCCATATACTTTTGTCTCATTGCTGATGAGAGTTTATGTAATGTAACTGATGTGATGTATGATCTAACCTTTATACCAAATTGTTCTCTTGGTAATGGAAATAGAAATGTGAATGCACAGAAATCGTCTCCCTGTGACAAATCTGCTCCTAATGAGCACGGCATGTTCCAATAATCTCTACGCTTATGGCATAGAGTTTCCTCGTAGGTGAAATAATATGTATAACCCTCCATAGGAATGTTGAATCTCTTAGCTAAGATATCATTTCTTGCTACTGGATTCTGTTCAGCTCTTTCAACATCTAACTGATATGTTTCATAAGTAACTGTTCTTCCAAGATTTGGATTTGCTTTAAGCCAAATTATTGGATCTGTCTTACCTTGTTCAACTTCATTAATATTATCCAGACCATACCACCAAATGGAAACATGAGGATTTCTATAATCTCCTTTAAGAATCTTCATTAATTCCATTTTGATTGAATCGCCAGGGCCATTTCTTACTGTACCTTCTGAACTAACAGCAAGAATAAGATAATCGTCATTTTTAGATGCACCTTGTTCTAATGCACCTATAACATCTTCTTTAATATCTCCTGAAAGCCATTCATCTACAGTATTAATTCTGCTATTTAATCCCTGAAGCTTATCAATTGTCATAGGCCTAATTTCTAGCACAGAGCCAGTAAGAAAGTTTTGAATTCCGATCTTAGTGGATGCTAATTTTTGCCTAGTTGCTTTTGAACCTGTGGTATTTTGAAGTGAACCCTCGGTTAAGAATTTAAAAAGAGGCCCTCTGGACCTCGTAATCGATGTACGTATTGGTGAAAGAACTTCTTCTGATTGTTTCATAGTTGGAGAAGTATGTACTTGATGCGTTGTACTTGTATCCACATTTAAGAAATAACTATGAATTGTAGACTCATACATTGATTTGGCAGCACCTCTTGGAACTATAAGATACTGCTTATTAATCAATCTCTTCTTAATTTGTTTTTGTACATACTTTCCACTATGACCATCAGGACTTGGTTCGAATACTGAACGTTCAACGAAATAATACCAACCAAATATCTGTTCAGCCCAAAGTTTAAATGAATCTAATAGATTTAAATCTGAACCGTCGGTTAGTGTTAATTCATTTTCACAGTATTGTATATACCCGTTAATTGCATCACTATCATAATACACGCCAGGATTATCAATTAGATCATCTATACGATTCATCTCTAATGAGATTTTTTCATTTACGGGTATTTCACCTCTACGTACAGCTTCTCTGAATTGACCGTAATAATACGGAACAGCAGTATTAGATAGTGACATTGTTTACTCCTCTGATTCTATTAACCTTAGTAATTCATCACAGAATTCATCATTAGATTTTTTTCTCTTTGCTTCTAGCTCTTCTTCTGTATATTTTTCATATACAGGATTTTGTAATGCCTTCTCATAAAATTTCATATCCGTTACAGGATTAAAGCCTCTTATATCAGAAAAATCTTTTTTCATTGTATAACATGGATCATAGTTATTTGAGGATCCTTTTGGTTCTGTATATAAAAGGTATTTATTTCCGCCATCATATACAGATATAACATTTCTTTTAATCTTCTTATGAAAAGCATTTACTATTTTACTTAATTCTTCTTTCATGCGGACCTTCCTTATACCTATATGCTTTCTTAATAGAATATAGTGTCTTTTCTTTACTGGTACCTTTGTTAAATACTTCTGGAACTAACAATGAATCTGGTGTGCCTTTTCTTCTCCATTTATCAGCTAATTCATCACTTATGTTGTATTTTCCTCCCAAATTAGGTTCTACATAGTTTGTAGCTAGATTCCAGTCTATGTTTCTATTATCTGTTCTAATGAAGAAAACACTATCAGATTTATATACTTTTCTTGATTTTTTAGGAGAAACTTTAGCATCTGAAAATATAGATTTAATAAAATCGTATCCTTTTCCTCCTATTTCCTGCTGGCCATCTACTAAATATACTTCTCCATCAGCAACTATATAATTAAAGAAGTGCTTTCCATCACTATGAATCATATCGCAGCCTATTATACCTCTTGCTCCATTTGGTTGCGATTTTAATTCTTTGTATATGCCTTCTGCAGATAAACCAGAACCATTTTTCATTTTAGATACTATGTCTTTTTTCTCTTCATTTGTAATATTAAGTGTTTTGAATATATTCATAGTATCTGATGCTGAATACGATCCTACTTGTTCTTTAGACACAGAATCTATACCTCGTGCTCTAAATTCCATATTTAATGCATTAGATATACAATTGTGATTCCTTCCAAATATAAAACCTTTAGAACCTTTATTAGAAATTTCTATATCTCTTAGAACGTCATCATACGTTTTTGTTAAACCTTTACTATCAGCAATCACTAATTCTTTTTTAAAAGAATTTGTTTTACTATCAAACACTGGTTGTTCTCTGGTTATAGCACTAAATCCTTTATGAGCTAAAGGATTCATTTTTCCATCAGAAAATTTACAATATATTTTTCTTCCTGTACCATCTACAAAATATGCATCCTCCGGTTTCTTTTTGATCATAGAAGAACTATTCTTTATTTTCTCATATCTCTTATCTTTAAACTTTGCTATAGTTTTATTTACAGCATTTCTTACCGCAGGATTTGTTTTGTACGCATATATAGATAAACCAGCTGCAGCTGCAACACCAGCACCTATTGCTACTCCTTTAAGAATCTTCTTTTGTTTATCAGTAAGATGTTTATTTTTTTTATTTTCTCCTTTATTAATTTTGGAAGTTTTCTGATCTTTCTTAGATTTTAATCCAAAACCTTTTGTTTCAGATTTTCCATCTATTCTAGTTTTAGAATTAAGTTTTTTCTCTACCTTTGAATGTGATTCATATCCAAGTGGATAAGGAGGACCATTTCTTTTTCCCCACTTCTGACCTAAGATTCCATGATGAGTTAAAGAATCTTTATACATATATTCCGTATACATAGTTTCATCTCCATAAGCAAGTATCACCAGGTTCTCTATCTTCTTTGAGTTTTAATCTATTATTGTTACCATAATGAATAGCATTATGAGTTTTATGTGTTACTGTAATAAGATACTCAGGATTAAAAATATCTGGATCTCTGTCTTCTATCTGTTTTTCAGTAATAGGATTCATATGATGAATAATTGCATGACTTGAAATATCTCTCCCTGATATTCCAAGATCACAACCACCATCACGAATAAGAACTTCATTCCTTGCTTTCTTCCATTCTG